AAACTGAATCTCCTGAAACGGATACACCTGAATCTGATGAATCTTCATCCAACGATGAACTAGAAAATATTCTTGAAGAAAGTCAGGATTCTTTTGAAGAAATTGCACAAGATAATGATACCTTATCTGTAGAAGAAGTGCAAGATATAGTTAGTGATTTGGTTTCAGATAGTGGTTTGGATGCTTCTGAAGTTACCGAAGTTTTAGAGGCGATTGCTAATGGTGGAGAAGTATCTGAAGAAATTGCTGCAGAAGTTTCATCAACATTATCAGAGGGTGGAATAACAGAGGCAGAAGCAGAGTTTATTACAGAAATGTTATCAGCAGACGGAGAAATAACAACTGCAGAAATTGTAAACTTATCAGAAGCGTTAAACGAAGACGGCAAGTTTACTTTAGCAGAAAAAGATTTAGTTGCAGATGTTTTAGTAACATCGGCAGAAGGTGCTCCAGTTGAAGCAGGAGCCATAGAAGCGGCGGGACTTGAATATCGTGACCTTCCACCATTAATACCAGTAGAGGTAAGAGAAGATATTAATGGTAATCCTGTTGTTATTACAGCAGAGGTGGCTTCAGCATTGCTTGTATTAGAAAGTCCAGCAGCATTATTAGATGCGGTTGCTACTTGTTTTAATCCAGATGAAGCAATTGAAGGTTTGACAGAAGAGCAAAAATGTGAGTTAGGCAAAGCCTTACTTAGCATGGGTGCTGATATGTCTATTCCAGAACGTGAAAAAGCAGAAGATATTGTAGTTGTAACAATTATTGCTGGTCAATTAATTGTTGCTACTGCACCTAGAAGAAGGAGATAAAATGAAAAAGTTAAAACAATGGGGTATGGCAGCCCTAAATGAGAACTTTACATTCCTGGGCTTCTTTGTAGCATGGGTGGTTTTAGAGGGCAGCGCAAAGACGGTAGTAGGGTATGTAACCCTATTATCAGTAGCCATATGGTTTGCAACCATAGGAATTCGTAAAGAAGACGAATAAGTTTGATATAATGGGAGTATGTTAAAACTACGCATACTCCTACTATCAAGCATCCTAGCATTAGGATTGTCTGGCTGTAAGTATGATGGTCATTATAGATATCCATGCCAAGACCCAATAAATTGGGAATCAGCAGAATGCAAACCACCAATTTGTACTGCTAACGGGGCATGTCCAGAAGATTTAGCAGAACAACCAAAGGTGGAGGGAACACAAAATGGCTAAAGAAAGATTAACTCCTCAAGAGTTAGATGCAAGACTTAAGTTTATCTTAGGTATCACACTAGGATCAATTTTATTTATAACTGCAACAGGCATCATGTATGCCCTTATATTTGTTACACAACCAATTACAGGACAATCAGAAAACGATAAAATGTTTTTTAATGTTCTTGGTAGCGTAGCAACATTTATTACAGGAACACTTGCTGGTTTATTAATTGGCTCATCTGGTGCTAAAGATGTTATGGCAGCACAGATTGCAAACAAAGAAGTTGATGCTAAAAATACAATGGCAGATAAAAAATTAGAGTCAGAAATTGATGAAGCAAAAGCACGTAGACTTTCTAAGCCAGACGGAGCAATGCCAGAAGAACAACCAGTAGATGCGGACTGGGATAAATAATGGCTAAAGATTCTACAAAAAAAACTTTACTAAAGACAGCAAGTTGGGAAACTTTTCATCTTGTAGGTGTGGCTGGAGTTATTTATTTATTTACTCGTGAATGGGAATATGCAAGCCTTGGCGCTCTTATTTATATTGGATGGGAAGCACTTGGATACTTTTTACATGAAAGAGTTTGGGCTAAATTTGGAAGCAAGGTAAAGTAATGGCAGAACAAGGAACAGCAGCACGTCTTATTGAAGTCGCTGAAGCAGAAATAGGAACTATTGAAGGTCCTAAAGATAACGAAACCAAGTATGGTAAGTTTACTAAAGCAGATTTTCAACCATGGTGTGGTTCATTTGTAAACTGGTGTGGAAATGAAGCAGGAGTAAAAATTCCTAATACTGTTTATACTCCAGGTGGAGCACAAGCATTTAAAAAAGCAGGATCTTGGATTGACGGAGACTTAGCAGATCCAGAGCCAGGAGACATTGCATACTTTGATTTCCCATCTGACGGGGTAGATAGAATTAGTCACGTAGCAATAGTAGTAGCAGACAATGGGGATGGAACAGTTTGGTGTGTTGAAGGTAACACTTCTGGAGATCCTAAAGGTAGCCAGCGTAATGGTGGAGAGGTTTGTAAAAAACTTCGTGCCTTTAAGAAAAATAAAAAAGGAATTATGGTTTCTATTGTAGGGTTTGGTAGACCTAAGTTTGGCTCTGCCCCTGCGGGTACCGCTAAAAAGGCTGCTGCAAAGCCTAAAACATGCTCAGCATGCGGTCAAACCATTAAATAAAGGTCTTTGACTAAGTAAAAAGGGTTTGGTATACTTAAATGTATACTCTGAGGGGATTCTTATATGACAGTCTTGGCTGTAGTTCGTCATGAGGGCAAAGTATATATGGCTGGAGATCGTGGCGCATCAGATGATAATACAATACTTTCTTTAACAGCACCAAAAGTTTGGAAACTTGGTCCATATTTACTTGGATATGCGGGTGCTCTAGACGGAGAACGAATTCGTTATAATTTTAATCCATATATACCAGACATTAAAGACATAGATAAGTTTATGCAAACTAAGTTTATTAAACAACTTAAAAATTTTTATAACGACTGGTGGGTTGACACTGGCAAAGAGGCTGATCTTGGTTTAATTATTTGTGTTAAAGGACAAATATATGAGCACAATGCAGTTGATATGTCTTTATCTAAGTATAATTTAGATTATTTAGCAATGGGTTCTGGCGCTGAATATGCTTATGGGTATTTAAATGCTACCGAAAAATCTAAAGATCCCCGCAAAAGAGTTGTAGGTGCAGTTTCTTCTGCTATTAAGTTTAGCCCATCGTGTATGGGACCTATTGATGTAGTTAGTATTTAATGAATCTTAAAAATAAATTTAAAGAAGCAAAAGAAAATAATACATTTATAGTAGAAAGATCCTATTTTCCAAACAATATTACTTGGGAAGACATATTAAACTTTATATATAAAGCATCTTCTATTGAAGACATAGGAGAAAAAAATAAGAAAAATTTTTCTAAAGTAGTTCCAGAAGGAAATCTTTTTATAACAGTAAAGGGTGAGTTATCAGTACACCATCCACTATGGATTAAAACTTTAAGTGGAAAAGTTTGGAAAGACCTTCCAGAATTAAAAGATTTTTTAATTAAACTAAACAGTGATTTTGGTAGTGCAACGGCATTTGAAAACTGTCAGTACTATAGTGAAACATCCTACAGAGATTGCAACTGTGGTTGCGTATGGCACTCAGAAGGTTTGATAGTTTCTTTGGCAAGTCGTTTGATTAATGAGCACAGAGATGTTTTTGATGCTGGATATATTCAATTAGTAGGAAAATCTTTTTGGAAAATTGAAAAACACGACGATATATGTGTATTAAATTCAGGAGATATGCTTTTATTGCCACACGAACTAACTCACGAAGTTTGGGGAGAAGGTCCAAGGGCTGGAGTTTTATTATACTCAGAAGACAAAAATAAAAGTTGACAAAGATAGCAGTTCAAAGTATAATTTATATATGACAAACTTTGACGATATATTAAAAGATCTACAAGATGAAGCATCAAGTCTTGATGAGTTTGAGATTTGGTTAACTAATGGAATTGAGCGGGGATGGGTAACAGAACCGTTCTGTAACACTCATGAGGGAGATCCCTATATGAGTGATGAAGAAGCACAAGAGTGGGAAGAGGGCGGAGACCCTTGTCAGGTAGTAATTAAAATACAAAACAATTAAAAAATAATTTAGGGGGTAAAAATGTGTATTATTTGTGTATCTACTGCAACTGTCGCAACTCTACTGGCTCCAGCACAACAGCCTGTTCATATAAATACAGTAGTCAAGGAAAGTTATGTTCAAGAGTTTTACTCGACAAAAAAATCAGAGTACAAATTTACAAATAAATTATGCTCTAAATCAGAATTAAATAAAGTTAAAAAAAATACTATTTGTCTAAAGAATGGCAAAGTTTACAGATGGACAATAAAAAAAGATTTGCCAATTACTAAAAATCAATTTTCTAAAAATGATATAAGTAATGGTCAGAGTACGGGATTGATGACGTATTCAACTCCGACTCAGCCAGGTGTAAATATTGAGACTTGTAAAATTAAAGAAAATAATAATAATCGCCGTGGCATGCTAAATCCATTGGCTGCAGGTTTTCCAAGTGTTACTATTGCTCAAAAAATAGGAACAGTTAAATGGGCCCTGATACCGATAGATTTTCCAGATCTAGCAGGAGAAGATAATTTTAAATCAAGGGTAGATGATGATATGAAATATTTATCTGAGTGGTTTGAAACGGTTAGTGAAGGCAAATTTAAGGTTGAGTGGGTTGTAGCAGATAACTGGGTAAGACTTCCCAATCCAAGTAATGATTATAAGATTGATCGATCTGATAATTTAGACCGAGTGCCTAACGGTCTAAAACTTTGGAATGATGCAATGACACAGAGTGATAAAATTTTTGATTTTACGGGTGTGCAAACTGTCAATTTTGTACTGCCCAAAGGGCAAAACTTTATCACTGAAACTTCACAAGGTTTTCCTTGGGATGCAGCAGTAAAAAACTTAGTAACAAACGAAGGGTCTGTGTCTTCTTTTTCAATTCCAGGAAAATTTATGGATTCTGATAAAAAAAGATATTGGTCTTACTGGATGCATGAATTTGGTCATGCAATGGCTTTACCTCATGTTGGATCTTCTCGTGAGCCTAATCCATTTCTTGGTTTAGATATTATGGGTAATCAAGACGGAGAGTCCAGAGAACTTAGTGGTTGGATGCGTTTTGTTGCAGGTTGGCTAAGTGATGAAAGAGTTTATTGCCAAGAATTTAATAAATTAAAAAGTACGGATATAACTTTAATTCCATTAAATAGTTCAGATAAAGGAATAAAAATGGTAGTAATCCCAATATCTGAAACAAAAGCGGTTGTAATTGAGTCAAGGCGTGAAAATAAATTTTCTTGTCAAATGCCGTCTAAACGAAATGGTATTTTAGTTTATACATACGATGCAACTTTAAGCCATGGAGAAAATTTTTTAAAACCGATTGTACCTGTAGAAAGAGGCATAGAATATAGTTCTGATTGCTTAGTTGTTGGATATCCAAATCCAATTTTATATAGGGAGCAAAAGGTAACTGTTGAAGGAGTAACAATAGAAGTAATTGATAATTTAAATTATGACAAAATTAAAATTATTAAAAATAATTAATTATATAATTGCGGATATTGCATAGTGGTAGTGCGTAACCTTGCCAAGGTTAATGTGCGGGTCCGATTCCCGCTATCCGCTCTATGCCCTCATGGTCTAGTGGTTATGACACCACCCTTTCACGGTGGTAACAGGGGTTCAATTCCCCTTGGGGGTACTAATTTTATTAATACTGCATAAAAAATTATGATATGATTATAGTATGGAAAAAATATATTTAGATGATGATAAACAAATTTGGATTATTAAAAATTTTCTTACACAAGAAGAATTAACATGGTTTAAGACTCAAACAGATGATGAAAATGGATGGTATCCAACAATGAGATCTCCATATAAAAATATTTTAAATAAATTTTTAAATATTATTCCTAAATATGATGAAACTGGTAACATTGTTTTTCCAAATAAAGATTCAAAAGTTATTGATCTTCCAGTATTTTCTGATCCAGGTGGTATATGGGATAGACTTGATTCTATATTACCTCCAACATACAAACGACACGCAACATTGCAAACTTTTAAATATATGACAGATGAAGAAATTAAAGAAAATGTAAATTTAAATGCTTTAGAAGAATATAATATTTCTATAGAGGCCATTGATTTTGCAATGTATTGGCATCAAGATCCTGGAGCAGAAAGCAATATTAATGCCTCTTTTAGCCTTTATCTTAATGATGATTTTGAAGGTGGAGAATTAGAGTTTGGAAATTTACCAATTAAAATAAAGCCAGAGGCTGGCATGTTGGCCGTAATTCCTGGCGGAGATAAATACAGACATAAAGTAAATAAAGTACTTGGCCCCAACTCAAGACATACCCTGTATGGCAACTCATTTATAGACATTGAAACAGCCCCAGTCAGCACGGCAGATGACTGTTAAAATTATGTTATAATAAACTTATGAAACCTATATACGATATTGAGTTAAACTCTGCAGAAGGACAGCCAAATTTTTTAAAACAATTTAAAGGTAAAGTAGTTTTACTTATTAATACAACAGTTGGTTGTGGTAACGCTGGTCAGATGGAGTCTATTCAGTGGATTCAAGAAGATATGGCTGGAGAAGACTTTACTGTTGTAGCAATTCCTACTAATGATTTTTGTGGACCAAGTATAACAAAAGGGAAATGGTCAAAGGGTATTACATGCGGTCTTGATTCAAAGTTGTATGGAGAAGATGTTTACGGTGTAACATTTCCATTTTCAGAAATGATTACATCAAACCCAGCAGACATTCCTTTAGAAGCGCCATGGCTTGGTAAAGGTCCAGGACTTAATGGTAATGGCCAACCCTTTGGAGAAAGACATGAACTTTATTTAGAAGTTGCAAAACAAATTATGAGAATTAGTAATAAAAAAATAGAACTTGGAATTATTGAAAAAACAGATTATGAGTCACGATATTTAAACGAACACAATGGCGGATACAAAATGAATGCTAACTTTGAAAAATTTTTAATTGACAAAGATGGCTATGTAGTTAAGCACTATCCCGCTACAACATTAAACTGGGATGTAGAGCGTACTCTTAAAGAAGATCTTGCAGCACAAGGAATTCCAGCAAAAATGGGTTCTGATAGGTCCGAATATATTTTTAATGAAGAAAATTCTGTCATTCGTGATCATATTGAAAGACTAATGTCTGGAGAAAAGTCAATTATTAATCCATCATATGATAGTGAATATGGATTAATTGCTGTTTAAATTTAAAATATAAGGGAATCTTTATGAGTATACATGATTTATCATTTACTGACAATAATAAAAATATTATAAAATTAAAACAATTTGAAGGTAAAAATATACTTATTGTCAATACCGCAAGCCATTGTGGATATACATCTCAATATGCCGATTTGCAAAAAGCACAAAGTGATTCTTTAGTAGTTATTGGTTTTCCGTGTAATCAATTTGGAAATCAAGAGCCAGGAACAAACGAAGAAATAAAAAATTTTTGTGCAAGCAATTTTGGTGTAACATTTTCTATTGCTGAAAAAATTTATGTTAATGGTCCAGATGCTCATCCAATTTATAAGTATTGTAAGGATAAGGCCATTGGGGGTAAAGATATAGCGTGGAACTTTGAAAAATTTTTAATATCTATCGATGGATCTATTAAACATTATCCTAGTTCTTATCAAATTGCAGATATTATTAATAAAAATTAAATAATAATATTTTTTAATGCCAAGCCTCTTTAACTTAGGGGTAGAGTACCCGCCTTGTAAGTCGGTTGTCATAGGTTGAAATCCTACAAGAGGCTCAGTAAATGATATAATAGTACTGTACCTGCCAAATGGGGGTACAAAAATGAAACTCGCTGAAAAGGAGAAAATAAAATGGTAAGTTCATTTACACTGGATCTTTTTAAAGATCCATTTTTTATTGGTTTCAATCGTGAATTGGACCGATTAAATGCAGTACATAATCTAGCAACTCGTCAGGCATATCCGCCATACGACATTTTTAAATTAGACGAGGATACATATAAATTATCCTTAGCCGTTGCTGGGTTTTCTAAAGATGACATTAATGTATCCGTAGATAATGGAACATTAATTATTAAAGGAGAAATAGTTGAAGTAACAGATGCTGAAATTGTTCATAAAGGCATTGCTGGTAGAAAATTTACCCGCACATTTGCACTTGGTGAATATATGGAAGTAACTGGCGCTGAAATGAAAGATGGCATGTTAAACATTGACATTAATCGTGTTGTTCCAGAGGACAAAAAACCAAAGGAAATTTCTATCAAAGTTGCAAAAAAGTAACTAACACTGTATAATATATATAAGACCTGAGCATGTCCAAAAACTGCTCACTATTTTTTAAAAGAAAGGAGCACTTAAATGCCAAGATATGATTATAGATGTTCTGTTTGTTCTTCACAAATTGAGTTTGAAAAAGCAATAAATGAAGACAGATATCCAGTATGCTGTAATCAATCAATGCAAAGACTTTGGAGTGCTCCTGCTGCAATTTTTAATGGTAGTGGATTTTATTCAACCGACAACAGAAAGTAGATGTATAATAATACTATGAACAATGCAATCAAAGATCATCCAAGTGTAAAACCAAAAGAATGGATTTTAAATGCAAAAGATCGTTGTGATAAGTGTTTAGCACAGGCATTAGTTAAAGTAAAAGGCGCTTCAGGAGAGTTAATGTTTTGCAGTCATCATTATGATAAGATCATGAATAACCAAGAATCATATAAAAAAATGATGTCTTTTATGTTAGAGGTTGTTGATGAGCGTGAAAAACTAGTAGAGAATAGAGCGATTGGAGCAATATAATGTATCAGTATTTTGTAAAAGAAGTTAAAAATGTCGTTGATGGAGATACCATTGATGTAATTATTGATTTAGGATTTGATATTCTATTTTCTTCCCGTGTTCGTTTAGCAGGTATTGATACTCCAGAATCACGCACAACAGATAAAGTTGAAAAAGCGCTTGGTCTTGAATCTAAAGAATACTTAAAGAAACATCTTAAAGATGCTAAGTCTGTTGTAATTAAAACAGAAAAGATGAATTCAACTGAAAAGTTTGGTCGTATTCTTGGCTGGATATACGTAAATGGCAACACAGAATCATTAAATGATAAGATGATTAACGATGGATATGCTTGGGGATACATGGGAGATGCTAAAGTAAAAGATTTTGAGGCATTAAAAAAGGCTAGAGCAAAGTCTGGTAAATGAAAACAATTTTTTATTTTACGGCAGAGTGGTGCGGTCCTTGCAAAAAAACACGACCAATTGTTGAAGAATTAAAAAAAGATGGTTATCAGTTTCAAATAATTGATGCTGACTATGAGCAATTACTTGTTAAAAGGTTTGAGATAAAATCAGTTCCTACTTTTATATTATTTAAAAATGAAAAAGAAATTAAGCGCATGGTTGGTGCACAAACTCAACAGTCTTTGTTGGAGTTTATAAATAATGAGTAACGAAGAACAAGAAATAATTGAAAAACTCATTCTTAATGGAGGGCTAGAAACTGTAGGCGTTGACGAAGAAACTGGTGAATTGCTGTATTCTTTTACCCCTAAAATTAAAAACCTTATGCCAGATTTATATAATGAGCATATAACAGATGTGAATTCTTGCGTCATGGAATTATGGGAAAAAGGTTTTTTAGAAATAGATTTTTTTGCTTCAGAACCCATAATTACCCTATCTAAAAAGGCTTTTGATCAAGTTGCAGTAGGGGGTTTATCCAAAAAAAACAGGTGGAACCTTTTTGAAATCATACGACTTTTGCACCCCAAAGCCTGATATAATAGATAGTATGACATACTACTCAGATAACGAAGAAGAAGATAAATGGGACAATATGCAAAAGGCATGTTGGGTTGGGTATGAGCAAAGAGGTATGAAAGATAAAGGTGGACGCATGGTTCCTAACTGTGTTCCCGTAAATAAAGGAGAAAACGTGGAGATGGACAAAGCAAAAAAACCAAATTATGAAGATATGATTAAGCCAAGACGGGGTGGGTCATCACCTTCAAACCCAAAACTTTATGCAGCGGTAGTACAAGCAGCAAAAGATAAATTTGACGTATATCCATCTGCAGTTGCAAACTCTTGGGTTGTGCAAGAATACAAGCGCCGTGGCGGAACTTATAAAGCAGAAAAAGAAATTACTAAAGGTATTTGGGATGGTGGCATTTTTGATCCAAGGGATTTAATAAAATAATGTCTAAAAAATCTTCAGGATCTTATTTTAAAAATCACGGATTTAATCCAATGCAAATTAAAGATGGTAGGATTGTTCGTTTAAGAAAAGACGGTAGTGTAAAAGCAGACTTGGGTCCATATAAAACAAAACAAAAAGGGGTGGTAAGTAATGGCTAATAAAGAACAAAAAGGTAATGTTAATACAAAAAAAGAACCAAAGATGACACTAAAAGAAAAACGTGTTGCTAAACAACAAAAACGGGACAAGAAAAATGGCTGATACATATAGCCCTACCTCTGGCATGAAGGCTGCTGCTAGACGTGCATTAAAGTGGAAAGAAGATGGAAAAGCAACTGGTGCAGGAACTCCTGTAGGTTGGGGTCGTGCAACTGATATAGTTTCTGGTAGAGCAATGTCTCTTAGTACCGTTAAAAGAATGTTCTCTTTCTTTTCTCGTCATGAAGTAGATAAAAAAGGAAAAGGTTTTTATTCTGGTCCAGAGTTTCCATCTAACGGCAGAATTATGTGGGACGCATGGGGTGGAGATGCAGGATTTTCGTGGAGTCGTGCAATTGTAGAAAGAGAAAAAAAACAGGTTGAAAAGGTTTGGAACGGAAGTCCATTTAGTTTTAGAAAGGGGTAAAATGGAGGATTTAAGTCTAGAAGAAATAAAGCAATTAGTTATTTTTTATAAACAAAAAAGCGCAGATCTTGAATTTAATTTATTGCAATTGCAAATAAAGTTAAATAGGATTACTGCACTTCAAGACACTGTAGAACTACAAGCAAACAATAAGTCTGCTTCAGGTAAAAAATAAAATATTACGATAATGCAAGAATTAATAGCAGGATTCTTGACATTAGGGGCTATTTGGTTTATAATTAATAGAACAAAGAAAACTGAAAAAAAGAAAAACTTAATGACTTTGTCTCGCCAAAGCGATATACATAGATTGTTAAAACATTTTTTTTCAATTTCTTTAGCAAATAGTGATAACTCTACGCAGTTGACAAAGCATAGACAAAAAGGTATGATTAAGGTTATTGTTCTAGGTAATCAGGCTTACTGGGTATCTAACAATAAATTTTATGTTGCAGAGGCTGTTAATGGTGAGGTACAAAAAAGCACTACAAAGCCAGTAGACATAGATAGTTTGTCAAAGGTAGATTTAGATAAGATGCTATTTATACTAGATAGTTTAAGGGATGGGAAAAGAAATGATCGTGGCAGTTCAGGGAACCAATGAGTTCAATGACTATGGAGTTTTTATTCGCTCCATGGGTGTTGCCATGTCAAATATGAATCAGGAAGATAATGAGTTTATTATTTATTCTGCTGGTCCCGCAAAAGTAAACTCTTTTGTTTCAGAATTCTCTAATGTATCAGAAAAAGGAATGAAAGCAAGAGGGAAAAAAATAAAATTTTATAAGGTTGCTCCGCTTTGGATGAAAGAAAATTTAGATCAAATAAATTATTTTGCATTTTTAAGTAAGCCAAATGAAAAAATATCTAAGTTAGTTTCAGACGCACAACTAAAAAATATAGAAATTGGTATATTTAAATACTAGGGGGTATTTATGTTAATTAGAAGTTTAAATACAATGGAAAAAATTGTTTCCAAAAACAATAATTTAATTTGGAATGGTTGGGATGTTATTGATTTAAAAGAATCAGAGATCGCAAAGACATCTCCAACAGGCATTAGAGTAAAAGATAAGTGGTATGTACATAAAATTTATTCACCTGGTCGTAATGGTTGGGATATTCCAAATAAGTATCGAGATTAAAAATGAAACAGCATTTATGGAAAGACGATGCAATATGTTTAGGTCTTGACACTAACATATATTTTGATAAGTATGAAGACAATCCTTCTAGCCGTGGAGTTGTTGACTCTATGTGTCAGATGTGTCCAGTAGCCAAAACATGTTTTGCTGTTGGTATATCTGGTAAAGAATGGGGAGTTTGGGGTGGTGTTTATTTAGAAGGCGGAGAAGTTTCAAGAGAATTTAACAATCATAAAACCAAACAAGACTGGTCAATTACTTGGCAATCCCTAACAATGGAACAATAATGTATACAGATAAAATGAAAATGGCTTTTCATTCAATACCATCTCCTAAAAATTTCAAGGTAGATATTATAGACAACGAACACTTTATTACAGTTAAGGCCAATGAGGCTATGTTTATGCGCCTATTTGACACAGAGAAGCGACAGGCGATAGAATATATGGTAAGAGTAAAGAAGGCTTTAGAAGACAATGGGGCAATAGTTATGATTACTAGAGAGGCCATTAAATAATGCAAACCTTTCTACCTTATAAAGATTATGATCAGTGTGCAGAAATATTAGATAATAAAAGATTAAATAAACAGATATTAGAAACCTATCAGATACTTAAGGTTTTGTCTGGAAAGTCCCCATCAGGGGCATGGCGCAATCATCCAGCGGTATTGATGTGGAAAAATGCTGAATGGTCATTACGTAACTATGCTAAGGTTATGATTAAAGAAGCCAAAGCAAGAGGTATAAGGACAGATAAGAACGAAGCCAATATAGAGGCTCTAGAGGCTGTTTGTGGGCAGATTTGGGGTACTGGTAAGCCAGTCTGGAACAAGCCTTCTCACATAAACCGTGTAAATATCACTCATAGGGCTAACTTATATCGTAAGGACCCTATCTACTATGCTGAGTTTTACATGGAGACTAAGAACGAGTATAATAGACCTTGTTGTGATAAATGTTTATATTATTGGGCAACTCATATTGAGGGGAGAGTAGTATCGTGAAAACTGGTTTATTGATATTTTTTATAGTTTTGTCAGTTTCTTTTGCTATATCATATTTAACAGTTTCATATAAATTAAGAAGTCTTAGTTTGACTTCCGCTCAATTATTTTTAGAAAATTTTAAACTTAATCAGCAGGCTGAATCAGTTAAAACAAATCAAGAATTAACTGATAATGACATACATAGAGAAAATTTTATTAAGTTCTTATCAGATTCTCGTGACTGGGCTTTTACATATATCGAAGATGTTCAAAAGGGTTTAGTTAAATTTGTTGAAGAGGTAGATCCAACTATTAATTATTTTGATGAGTTTAATTCTTTACAAGAAGGAAATCCTTTAAATGATGGTATGAAAAAAATAACTACTGCATATAAAGATTTAAAAAAATTTTTACCAGATGAGTCAGAAATAAAAAACACATAATGGAATTTTATTATTTCGGTGGAAATTTTGTGCCAGGATTTTTAGACGAAATAGATAAATCTAAATTTACAGGTCTTATGTTTACATATGATGTAACTCAAGGAGATATATTTACAAAATTAGCACAACAAGCAAATCCAGATCAAAAAACAAAATATTTAATTGCAATAAGGCCGTATGCAATTTCCCCACAATATCTTTGTATGATTAATAATAGTATGACTCAAATATTAAATGGCAATAGATTGCAAATAAATTTTATTTCTGGATATCTAAAAAGTCATGAAGAAGGTTTTGGAGGACTTTTTGAAGAATCTATTGAGTCTACGGCTCCACCAAACAACATTGATAGATCTAATCATCTTATTAAATATATAGATATTTTAAATAAAATGGAAGGAAATAAAAAGAATCCATTAGATTTTTATATATCAACAACTAACCCTACTGTAGAAAAAGCAGCAAATAGATATGATAGTAAAATAATTTTGCCTTACAAAGTGTATAAATCTCAATATTGGGAAGAAATTGATAAATGGACTGGAAAAAAAATTGTAAAAAAACCATTAGATTTAAATTATAATAAAGTTATGTTAGCAGTAACCCCTGTTATTAGAAAAGATATTTCGGCATTAGAAAAATTACCAGAAGATTACGCATATCGTCCAATTTGGCGTGAAGGAGAAACATCAAATCCAGTATCAGATATTGAGTTTTTTACCTACGATGAATTTGTTTCTTTTATAAAAAGTGCTAAAGAAAAAGGTATAACTCAGTTGCTTTTAAATGCTTATCCATTTAGAGAATTTGAAGCAATTAGATATTATATTAATAAATATTATGAATCAGAAAAATAGGGGACATGAATTTTTATTGGTTTAGCATACATAATGAAATTGTAGATAAATTACAAGAATTATCAGATCATCATTTTCATGGTGTGCTTTTTGCGTATGGACTTCATA